TTTCTTTAAGGTTTCTCCAGAATCCTTTAATCCTATTAATATTGAAAAATAAACCATGTATCGACACGAAAAAACACCTGAAAATTCGACCGCACTTTTAAACTCTGTTTTTGGCTTTGAAGAAAATCCAACGGAGATTTTTCTTGCCGAAATGCAAAACATTATACCTGAAATGCAAGATCTCCCTTTCTTTCATAAAGGCATCGAGTGTTTCTGCCCTAAATTTGTTTTATTCGAAGACCAATGGATCGGCACAGTATTAACCCCATGGATGATGAGCGTAGTGATTCTACCGGGTCCTCAACAACAATGGGAACCACGCGAATTAGGCGACAAAATCACCGTGCAACTGCCTTACAAAGCCCTTACTTTCACGGTCAGTGGCGTTGAAACGGTACCGCAATATTTAAGTTGCTCCTTGCATTCCCCGCTTGATCCGAATCTTACCAACGAACAAGCTATCCAACTGACACAGGATTGCCTACGCATGATTTTATCCATACCGACCAAACAAGCGACGTTTGATCCAGATCGCCGCAATTTATTTAAAGCAATGGTAAAATAAGCGAAATTTTTAATCGGAGTAAATGAATTATGTGTTTAGGCGTGCCCGGTCAAATTGTAAAAATAGGCGACAGCGCATTACAACTTGCCACCGTGGATGTTTGCGGTGTGCAACGTGAGGTGAATATTTCCCTTATCTGTAGCGATGACCCCAGACCTCTGCTGGGCAAATGGGTTCTCGTCCACGTTGGTTTCGCGATGAGCATCATTGATGAAGAAGAAGCCAAACAAACCCAAGAAGCCCTGCTTGCCATGAGTCAGTTAGAACATGAAGTGGGGGATTTTGGGGGATTGAATCAACAGTAGATAGATAAAAGTGCGGTCGAAATTTTGGGTGTTTTTCTAGGTGAAAAATGGTCAGGAATTTGACTGCACTTTTGTTAATAAATTAAAGAAGATCAAATCAGATAATACTCGTCTCCTGGCACGTGCTTTATCACTCGTTAAACTTAGTGGACACGCATCAGGAAACGCGCGCCATCAATCCACTATTAAAATATTTAACTCACACAAAAAACATCTCAAAAATCCACCGCACTTTTCTCAGCGCGATGGATTTTTTCTCTCCTTTTTAGATTTCGTGCAACAAGTTGCACGGCTACGGTGATTTTTTCATTTTTGTAGCGTGCATCTTGATGCACGAAGGATTTTTAACCTCTCAATACACCCTGCTTGCGCTATCGTACGGAAGCCAAACAAACTCAAGAAACCCTACTTGCCATGAGCCAGCTGGAGCATGAAGTAGGGGATTTTTGGGGATTGAACCAGCAGTAGAGAGAGCAAAGTGTGGTTGGAATGAGAAAATATTTTATGTAATTATTGAATATCCAAAGAAAAATTAATATCCATCTTTCTCTTTATCTCTCTTTTCCTTTTGTAATTCTTTAATTTCCTTTAATTCATTAATAATTTGCTGCTCTGCAGGTGTAGGGCCCCATACAAGATCTGAATACAATGCTAAAGCAACGATGAAAAGGATAAATATTAATAAGTAAATGAAAAAATCAGAAAACACAAAATGTACCCAACCACTTAATATTAGAAATTGATAACAGGTTAGGACTTAAGTTGAATTAAACGGAATTAAGTGGGATAGAATCAATGAAATAAAGGGCTGAAAGAAATTTTGGCCCTTTTTTATTGGGTGGGTTTTGGGGTGATGTTAGTTTTAGAAAAAAAGTGGCTAAAATCTAAAAAGGGCGGTTTTAGCCACTTAATTGTAGAAAAACAAAAAGGCGTTTAAAAAACGTTTAAAGGCCGTTTAAATTACGCTTTTGCCGATGTAGGCGACTTGTCCGATTATCTCTAAATTGTCCGTTTCTTGCTTGTTTGCCGTTATTTATGGCGTATTTAGTGAAATCTTTCATCGCCCAATATTGATAGAGATATTACGCCTCAGGTTTTCACAAATACGTCATAGTTTGTTGGCTAAACTATGACGTATCTGGTCAAATAAGTTTGACTTGTTAAACTTCACCTAACCAACTGAAAAATAACGTTTTTTTGATAAGCGTTATTATATTGAACAAAAAATAACTTTGACGTTAAAAACTATCTTACTTTGACGTTGTTCGCTTCTTTGATGCTACAGATTGATAAACCTTTTGTAACTGTACATCGTTTAATTCGGTAATGCTTTCTACTCCGTATTTCTGTAATAAATGATCTCTTAGCCACTCATCTAATAGACCTTTAGTGTTAATTTTTATATATGCATATTTTTTACTACGCCATTCATTTCCTACTTTCTTGGGTGCTGATTTTGAAGATGATAACCGTCCAATCCACTTTCTTAAATATGTGATCGCTTTATCAGTCTTTTCTATTGGAATCAATCGATAGGTTGCAACTCCGCAATGTTTATTAAGAGAAGCCCAAACTGCTTGAAAAGATTTTGGGTTGTTTTTAAGTTTTTGTTCAAGGTCTACAATCTCTTTTACTAAATCTTGTAATCTTCTAGCGGTATCTTCACTAATGTGAATTTTACTAGGCTCAACGACAGCTTTTGTTTTGGTTGTATATTTTTCTGTTTTGATATTGTTAATCGTTCCACTATTGATGATGCCCTTGTCACCATAGATAACATTAGAATTTTGGATTGAGTTTTTTTGAGATTTACTTTCTTCGGTTTCTGAACGAACCCCAGTTATCACATATTGGACATCAACACCTAACTGAGCAGCACGCCCTAGAAATTCCGCAGAAATACCACTTTTCCCTAATTCGTTTAATCTGAGAGTCTCACGACTTACCTCTGTTTGGTGAGCAAAATTCGCTTGTGAATATCCCAAACGGCATCTTTCTTCCACTAGACGAATTCCCATATCTTCTCGGGTAATTGCAAGCTGCATAAAAAGTCCTCGAATAAATACAAATTTATTTGACATGCCAAAAAATATTGGCATATAATAAACTTGTTTTCTTAATTAGTTGAATTAATCAGTTGTAGCGACTGATTTAAAGAGGATTGTATGAACCCAAAAGAAATTTATCAAGCATTAAAGGATAAAAATTTAAATGCTTCAATGATTGCTGAAGCCCTTGGGGTGAGTTCTCAGGCTGTATCAAATGCGATTAAGCAAGGGAAAAGCAGTCAAAGAATCGCTAAAGCTATTGCTTTAGCGATTGATGAACCGTTAGAAACGGTATTCCCTCATTATGCTCAAAAACAGCAAAAACAAATTTTCAGGCACAAAAAAGTAAATCAATTAAAAAGCCAATTTTCACAAATACTTTAGTGGGGTGGAGATATGATTCCGCTTAAAAGTTTTTATAGCGCAAATGAATTATCACAACTAGGTCTAAAAAGCTTACCAACTAGTCATAGAAGAATTTTAGACAAAGCGAAGCGCGAAAATTGGAATAGCCGAAAACGTGATGGTAAAGGCGGTGGCGTTGAATTTGCCGTGAAATCCATGCCGGAAGACGTACAAGCCGAAATCGTGGTGAAACTTGGCAAAAGTGCGGTGAAAAATCTCCCAGTTTTAGCCGAGGAAAGTGCGCCTGTTGATGCGCAGTTGTTGTGGGCGACCTATGAACAAGGCACGGCAAAGCAACAACAAAAAGCGCAAATGAAGCTTGGCATTATGTTTGCGGTGGCCGAATTGGTCAACGGTGGCGTGAAGATTTTGGATGCGTTGGCATTGGTATGCCATAAACACAACCAAGATGGCGAGAAACCGGTCACGGTGAGTGCACTTAAGTCTTGGTGGTATCAAGTTAAAGACGCTGATCGTAGTTTGTGGCTACCGCTTTTGATGGATAGCTACGGTGCGCACAGCGAAAGCCGTGAGGCCGCTTTTACCCCTGAAGCCTGGGCATTTTTCCGCGCTGACTATTTTCGGAACGAACGCCCTCAGTTTGGCTCTTGCTATGAACGCTTGAAACGTGCGGCAAGTGCGAACGGTTGGGTTATCCCAAGCCCCTCTAGTGTTAAGCGCAAAATCTTGCGCGAAATCCCCAAAACCCACCAAACCTATTTAAGAGATGGCACTTATGCGTTGAGCCGTATGTATCCATCGCTCATCCGTACCGTTGCCGGCATTGAGGCAATGGAATGGGTCAACGGGGACGGTTATAAGCATAACGTTTGGGTGAGATGGCATAACGGCCACATTATCCGCCCGAAAACCTGGCTTTGGCAGGATGTGCGCACCCGCAAAATCTTGGCGTATCGGTGCGATGAGTCGGAAAACACCAACATGATCCGCTTGGCGCTGTTGGATGTTGTGAACAAATACGGCATCCCGAAACATTTAACCATCGATAACACCAAAGCGGCAGCCAATAAAAAGATGACCGGTGGGGTGAAAAACCGTTACCGCTTTAAAGTGCGGGAAGATGAGGTGCAAGGGATTATCCCGGCGCTTGGCATCCAACTGCACTGGACAACGGTGCGCTACGGTCGAGGACGGGGGCAAGCCAAGCCGATTGAGCGTGCATTTTCGCACGGTGGCTTAGGTGAGCTTGTAGATAAGCACCCTTTACTTGCCGGCTACCACGCAGGTGACAACGCGTTAGACAAGCCGGACAACTATCAAGGCAACAAAGCCGGTGTGGACTATGAGAGTTTTATTTTAGCCCTCGAAGAAGGCATACAGATGTTTAACGAGCGCCAAGAAAGAGAGACCGAAATCTGCCAAGGCAAACTGAGTTTTAATCAAGCCTTTGAACGTGATTATGCGGTTGCCGAGAAACGTTGGGCAACGCCTGAACAACTGCGCTACTTACTGACTTTGCACGAAGAGGTGACGCTAAAAGAGAACGGCACCTTTACGTTAAAAGCCGGTGGCGAGGTGCAAGGATTACGCAACCGCTACGAGGCTTACGAGTTGATTGGCACCAAACACAAGAAAGTGGTTGTGCGTTACGACCCGAACAATTTGCACGATGCGGTTTGGGTGTACAGCTTGGACGGCAGTTATTTAGCCGAGGCGCACTGTACGGTAGATGCTGCCTTTGGCGATACAAGTGCGGCACAAGACCACTCTCGCAAAGAACGCGAATTTGTACGCCACACCCAAAAAGCGGCGAAAGCGGCACAGGATATGGCTATCCAAGAGGCGGCCACCTATATGCCACCGGTGGAGTTTGAAGAAACCGAAACCTCCGAGCAAATGTGGCAAGTCATTAAAGACGGCACAGCGTTACGCAAAGTGGAAGTGGTGCCGGAAGATGACGAAGCCAACGAAGCGGAACAATGGCTGATGAAAGGCATCGCCATACTGAAACAAGAAAAAGGGCTTTAAAGCCAGTTTACCCCCCCCTTTAAGGAGCAAAAAAATGACATTAAGAGAGCAAATTAGTGCACTAATCAAACAAGGCAAACTGACGCAAGCCAAACTGGCACGCGAGACAGGCGTCAACGGCGGTGCGTTGAGTGCATGGATAAACGGCAAATACACCGGCAATGTGGAAACGGTTGAAGAACCCATTAAACACTGGATGGCGTTAAACGAACGCAAAGTGCAGGTATTTGTTGAAGCGCCAAGTTTTATCGAAATCCCGACTGCGAAAATGGTGTTTAGTGTGCTTGATATGGCGCGCATTTTGCCAACCATGGTGACCATTTACGGTGCCAGTGGCGTAGGCAAAACCAAAGCCTGCCAAGCCTATCAACAACAGAACACCAACGTGTGGATGATTACCGCAAGCCCGGCGCGCGCCACGTTAAGCAGTATTTTGTATGAGTTGGCGTTAGAGCTTGGCATTAATGACGCGCCACGCCGTAAAGACCGCCTAAGCCGTTTGATCGTTAAAAAGCTACAAAAATCCAAAGGGCTGGTGATCATTGATGAGAGCGACCACCTGCCTTATGACGCCCTCGAAGAAATCCGCATTATCCAGGAAGAAGTCGAAGTCGGATTTGCTCTTATCGGTAACGACAAGGTTTACAACCGCATCCAAGGCGGGGTGAACCAAGCGCACGAATACGCACGCCTTTGGAGCCGTATTGGTAAGCATGCGCCTATCAAGGGGAGCAGCAAGGCTGACATTAAAGCGATTGCAGGCGCTTGGGGCTTGGATACTGACGACAAAGATTTGATGACCGTACTTAATAGCATCGGCACCAAGGCAGGCGGTTTGCGCGCATTGACGCAGTATCTCAAACTTGCCGCTATCACCGCCAAAGCACAGGGCACGGCAATTACCTTAGATCTGATTTTAACCGCACAAAAACAAATGGCCGGGGGCAATTAATGAAAATCTTAAAAACGGCGTTGATGTTGACCGCACTTTTAAGCGGTATCGCCCAAGCACAAACGCTGAAATGTGCTGATAGCGATGAGTTATGTTGGCAACAAACGGCAAGCGCACAATGGCGTGAAGAATTTGGCGATGTCCCGCCAAATATGACACCGGAACAAGAACAAGCCGCATGGCAATGGCTTAAAAAACACTACCCAAACACTGATTTTGACAAACCATAGAAACCTATAGAGAGGAAAAAACATGAAAGTAACTATCGAAGGCAAAACCTACTGGCGTGATGCAACAGGCACGCTTACCCCGGAAGAACTGGTGCGAGACATTGACAAAGAGCGTGATGAGCTGGTGACCGCATGGGTAGAAAAAGCCAAGGCATTAAACCGCCAAATGGGCGAGTTTAAAGACGGCATTTTTGGCGACATCGGGGCGTTTATTGAGTTATCCGCCGAAAAATACGGCGCGAAAGTGGGTGGCAACAAAGGCAATGTGACGCTGTTTAGCTATGACGGACGTTACAAAATCCAACGCGCCATCAACGAGAGCTTACAATTCGATGAGCGTATTCAGGCGGCAAAAGTGCTGATTGATGAATGCTTAAACGAATGGAGCGAAGGCTCACGCCCTGAGCTTAAAGCTTTGATTGAGCGCGCATTTAACGTGGACAAAGAAGGTAACCTCAACACCTCGCGTATTTTAGGCTTGCGCCGTGTTGAAATCCAAGACCCACGTTGGTTGCGCGCCATGCAAGCCATTAGCGAAAGCGTGCAAGTGGTAAGCAGTAAAGCGTATGTGCGAATGTATGAGCGTGTTGGCGACAGCGACAAGTATGTGCCGATTCCGCTGGATGTGGCGGGGGTTTAGATGGAAATGACCTACAAGGGCTTATCCGAACTGGCCGTAGAAGTGGAACGTGCAGGCGACTTGAGTTATGCCGCAACGATTTGGGAAAAAGCCGCATTAGTGGCAAAAAATCCCAAAAATCAAAACTGGGCAGAATGCCGCAAAGCGTTTTGCCAGCATTGGTGGGCAAGACTCAAGAAAAAAGGGGAAAAGGAGACCGCACTTAACGAATAAAGCCCATTTACAGCCCATTCTCTCACCTAACCCCTCTTTGCGAAAGAGGGGGATTTAAGTGGGCTGAATAATGAGTTTTAGCACAACAAAGGAGCGAAAAATGGCTAAATATCTCGTCAGACTCTACTGCACGGTAGAGGTGCCTGTAGAGGCAGATAATATGCAGCAAGCGATGGACGCTTGCGATTTGAATAACAATGATCTTAATCAAATGGCGCACATCATCACGGAGGTTTATGACGTGGTTGAGGTTGAGCCAGTGCCATCCAAGGAGGATGAATACCATGATTGACAAAAATAAAAAGTCGCATGTGACTATCCAACTGGCGCAGATTATTGAGCAGTTGGAAATGGCCAAGGATATGTGGATGGACGATGACGATAAAGCGTGTTTGAAGCTGTTACAGGCGGCAAGTCGGGAAGTGGGATGTGTCGCGCGGAAGATTACGCCGGTGTTGGAGTGAGTATGGCAGAGCTAACAGTAGAAGACCTAAAAGTTGGGCATGTTTATTCGGCAAAACGCCCTCAAACATACGGATTTCCCCGTTTATTGGGAGATAGACAAATCCTTTGGATTGGGATGATTTATGACAAAAAAGAAGGGTTCGTCCAGGGGCTGCAATATGACAGCCCGTCGGTAAAAGATGGACGGCATTATCCAAAAATTAGCGTAACTAAATTTT